TAGATCACTGCTCCAAGGATCTGAGTCTCCAGCCCAAGTGCCAACAAGCGAGTTTTCAACCTGACCATAATTAGCATGATGCACATTAGGTAATGATCTTTTGCTTATTGTTTTATCGACATAATTGTAAACTATTGCAGAATCGCAATAATCAGCACCTATTGACGGATAACATATAGAAACCTCATTAAAGAATGGATTCTTGAATACAAAACACCTGGAAAACTCATCAACGTCTATGTTATGGAAAAGCCACCGTCTGGTGGTTTTATCAAGCACAGATACAGCTTGTGTTCCGTCATGTATAACTATGTCATTATTGGTAAGAACAACATGGAAACCATCAATCTCGACTATGCAATTGCGATTCATTGCGCCGCTAGTACCCAGAACTTTACGTGTACTGTATATCGACTGACCGCCGGTATAATCGATGCGCCACACCGATGCTTCTTTGTAAACAATTAGTGAATCACCAAGCGGAAGCCCATCAATAATATGATCGTACCCTTCTGCAAGATCGAACTCACCAGCATCCAAAGCAGGGTCAGTTTCATCCCATGAAGATGGAACAGCACCAGGCACCGCAGGATGACTCCATTTAATCATGTAAGGGTAATTTGTTGCTGTCTTTGTAACGTTTAGTGCCACAAGAGAGTTTTTGTACGCTCTCATTGATTTGCAATAAGTAGATGCAGGCCAATTGGTTAATGCTGCGAAATTATTAGCAGTATTCAAGTCCCAAAATTGAGGAACATCTGTTGCATTTCCTGGGTTTAATATCGGCACCCCACCTAACACGGCTGAAGTCCAGCTATTTGCAGTGGCAGTATAATCAACATCATTTCCAGCAGTTTGCCTGGTTAGATTAGTATGTACAGCAGCCCCTGCGGTTATAGTTGTGCAATAAATTTTCGCAAGTGAAGCATAAATCCAGTATCTTGCTCCTGAAATTATCACAGGCAATACATGGTGTGGCGTTATCGAAGGAGTGCCGTAAACTTCACCATAGCCTAATACTTGATTAACGTAACCATCAAGAAAACGGATATTTTGTGCATCAGTCCAAACATTAATAGGCAATTCATGCTGTGAAAGATCATTATTCACACCATATTGGCCGCAGTTTGGAACTCTTACTATCATTTACTCAACAACTCCACAGCAATCTCAAGATCACGAACTCGCTGCTCAAGTGACTTAACAACTTTCCCAACATTGCCCTCGTTCGCTTTCCACAATGCACGCAGTTCTTTTTCTTCATCTTTTGTTAGAGCAACACTGCCTTTTTCAGTCGCTTTATATAACGCCATTATGCGCTCCTTACGCCGTACAGAATGAAAGTTCCGCTATCTATATTCCCGCCACTTGATGAGAAGAACCTTATTCCAGTCATAGCTCCTGATGTTGTATTATAAATAGCTGAGTTTATAAGAATATTAGTAGATGAAGAAGCTAGCGTATGCGCCCCATTACAATACGCAACTTTCCCGCTTCCGGTATCTGAAGGATAGTGAATCTTCATTGTGAAAGACACTCTCGAAGTAGTACCTGACACGCCTACAATAGACCCATAAGCAGCCGCAGAAGATGATCCACCTGACTGCATTTGGAACCCGTATGTTGATGTTGTAATATACGATCCGCCTATTTTAAACCTGGCTGCAAGAGCAATAGAAGTTGACCCTATCAGCTCATAGGCTTCGATTATGTAGGTATCGTATGTACTATCGAACGTTGTTTCCAGATCAACCGTAGCGGCAGGACTAGAAACCACTGTTTTTGACAATAACCTAGCATATGGCGTAAACAAGATGATATTTTCATCTGCTACGGTCATATTGCGATTCTGACCGGCGGTAACCCCGCTCAATATTAAGTTTGCTTTCTTTGTCGTATCTGAACTATCACACAAAATAGGTGCTGCTAAAGTCTTTGCTGATAATGTCTGAGTTTCAGTAGTACCAACAATAGTGCCACCAGATGAAAGAAGCACAACGGCAGGATCTATCTCATCAGACCAGATAGCATTCAAACCATCTGTAGAGATTAACTTTCCTTCATTTCCGGTCTGGCTTGGCAATGATGAAGAAAAAGAACTTGCAGCAACGAAATCAAGCGTAGCTATTTGATCACCAGAAGCGCCAACATCAGCAGTTGGTGCGGTAGGCACGCCAGTCAAGTTCGGACTTGCTAATGGTGCTTTTGCATCTAGCTGAGTTTGCAGCGCACTTGTAACGCCGTCAACATAATTTAATTCTGTATGTGTAGGTGTGACGGCTCCAGTCACATTGGGGAATGTTGCTTTTACAGTAGCTTTTATCAATCGTAGATGATCGTCACCGGCTGACTTTGGATCGCCGCTAACTGGATTCGTTGATACAAGATCGCTTATATATGTTCCAGTTTCAAGTGCCATTTAAGACCCCGATAAAATGTTACTTCTATTCTTGCTCGATATTGCGCCGTCAATTGATAACGTAGCCAATGCTTTATTCTTCATTTCTGCTTTCTGTGCGCTCGATAACGCAACTTCAAACCTTGCAGCCCACCTATCAAGGATATCGAAATCACGTGCATATAAAGCAGCTTCAACCAATGCGCCGTATAGGTATACATCAGGATAGTTTGTTAATATGTCATTTGTTGAGGTTGATGCAATGTCAAAACCTTTTTTGTACCTGAAATCGTAAGTAAATGCAGCAGAACACGCGTAATCGAATGCTATGTTCGATCCTGATATTGTGTAATATCTTGGAGTACCGCTATTATCAGAATCAGCAACAGGCAACCTATCAGCGGGCATGTACAATATTTCAACGCGCGGTCCGTTCGTTGTTTCCCATAATCCAATATTACCCATATAACCACTAGGCAATGCGATAAAACGACTATCAACAGTTGCAGTCAATGCCGCTTCAGTTTCTCCAATTCTTGATTGCAGATTTGAATTAATAGTCTTTTCTGCAAGAGCTATAAACTCAGGTATCTTGCCTGGATCTCTATGATTCCACGCAGCGATTGCAGTCTGTAATTCTGTGTAATTCGTTATTGCCATTGCTTAGGCTCTTTTGCCTTTTTTGGTTTAATCTCTCTTACTTCTTCTTCCTCGAATGCTTCTCTATTCTTTACCACTACTTTCCCGCCAATTGCTACAAGGCGATTAATCTCTTTCTGGTCAGTCAAAAACATAAACCCGTGTTTCGGATGATAAACTTTAACGGCCATGATAACCTCTCAAAAAGGGGGATTTCTCCCCCTTGATTATTACGATGTAGCGAATGGTGTAACGATCGTTCCAGATCCTACGATTTGCCCAGCAACAGCCCACTGAGTTGTGCTGATAGCAGTTAACAAAATGCGCGTACCAAGCAAGCCGCCATAAGTACCGCCGGTTTGCATAGCAATCGAAACAATGCTGGTTCCATTAGCAGAGAATCCGGCAGGTGAAGCGGTAGCAATCGTATAAGAAAGCAACGCGCCAACCAAAAACTCGCTTGCTGGTGTTGCTGTAACAATCTTAATCGTGCCGCCTGATACAGCCACAGTAGTGAAGAACTCGAACTGCATACCAAGGACAGGAGTTGGCAGAGTCCAAGTCATTCCGTTCGCTTTATCAAGCAAACACAAGGAACCCGATTCTTTTGGTAACAATGTACGCGTAGCGCCAACACCGGAAATCACCTCTCGGTGCATACCTGTAGCAACAACACCCTGTGCAGTTCTGAACCCTAATTGGTCCAAAGTTGAAGCAATAGTCATTTTAGTATTCCTTTATATTAGTTAGCTGCGCCAATACCGCGAACAGCCCATTGTGGCCGTAATGCTGCGAATCCATACAACATATCAATCCGCAACACACGACGGTTGTTATTGATGTCAGATCCACGCCATACCCGCAATGAGAAGCCTTCACGGTTTTGAACTACGCACTTATCAGCATCGTCCATTATTTCCAGCGGTGCGTTAACAAACTGGAACGCGTCACGATGGTACATTATTGGCTGCACATAGCTCGCAGATAAAACACCTACAAAAGTAATATCATTACCATCAGCAGGAGTGCCGGAGCAGTTCTGAGTTGGTTCAGTTGTGTCGTATATAAGAGCTGGAGAGAACGTAAGACTAGTGGTAGTCGCACTTGTAATAACAAACTGTTTCAGGTGAGAGTAAGCCACCTTGGTTTCAGGGTGAACCTCATAAATACCCTCGACAGTAAATACCATACCAGCTACAGGCGCAGCCGTTAACCCATCCACAGTCAGCGAAGTAATTCCACTCGTAAGCGTGCCATTGTTAATCTCACCGGCAACATCTGCAGAATTTGCCATAGTCCAGACTCGCTCGTTTTCATGAAAATCGGCCATCGCTGTGCGGGTAACTGAACCTTCGCGGTACTGATTGCTCAAGTCTTTAGCTGGATTGAAATAACCTGGAACTCCGCCAACAAGAGAGGCCATAGTTACAGAATCAATCTGCACATGGCGGTTATCTTTTGGTGCAGCCATCTGGTTTAACTTCGCACGCATCAGATTAGGAGTTGCCAGGCTATTGATTGCACTTCCGGCAGTACCAGCAATCTGATTTGTAGCTTTTGTGTAATAAGTCAGTGCTTCAGACTCAACCACTGAAATTAACTTACTAATTGCCGGTTTAATGTAGCGTTTAGTAAAAGCAGCGACATCCTTAGGGGAATCAGTCTTCAGCAATGAATCAACATAGCTGAACTCCATATCAACACCTTTAAGCGTTGACATGGTAACAGTCTGAGTTGTCTCAACGATTGGGCTGATTTGCATACCGTTACCAGTACGAACATTGAACTGATTAGGATTGCGAACGCGCAAAGTATCCCCAATCTTCGCGCCTGACTTACCGAAAGAATCGTCATATTGACGATCTACC